ATCATATCGGCATCGTTTCCAAGCAAAACTTTCACGGCCGCATCGATATCCGCTTTCGTTAATTCACTTGGAGTTGATCCGTTAATTCCGTTGCTGCATTGTAGGACGGATGTTGTACTTGCGAGCACATCGCGTGTAACCTCGTCCATTGTCTGTGCGAGATTTTGTGATAAAAGCCTTGCAGACTCATTGAGGACACGATCTTCAACTGTAAGTTGAACTTGGTTAGTAATTGTTACGAAATTTCCGTAAAACGATACTCTAGCTTTGATATCAGATGCTGATAGAGGAGCTCCTGGAGGAGTTCTACCATCTATTAAAGGAATAGGCACTGTGTCTAGCTTTGAATATCTTCTAAATACAATGGTGTCACCGTTTTTTTCCGGAAGAATTCTACGCTGGGCAAATTTCGTATGGATAAGCGTTGGATACGCTGTCATCAATAAAAGCCTGTCGTAATATTCCCGAACCGCTGGTGGCAACACTGCTGTTGTTGTCATAGTCATAAAAAACTCCTAGTTTTTTTATCCTAAATGTCTGCTAACTGTCTGCTTGAATTCCTCGTCAGACATGTCCTTGTAACGTTTGGCTTGAGAAATAGGAGAAGTAGAACCCATGCTTGATAAACTACCCGCTTTTTGCGAGTTTGCAACTATGCGTTGTGCGTCAGCATTTTTTTTACTTTTCTTATTTTCGCTCCGATAAGATTCGGAATTTTTAGCCAAATAGTAAGCAAGTTCATAGTCTTGAGACTTCTTCAAGGTGTTTTGCAGACCTGGGTTTTGTTTCAATATATCGGGTAAATATTTTGTGATGACCTGTTGATAGTCAGGATTCTTTTGTGCCATTTTTAGCTCTTCAATCGTCATGTTGAATTGATTTGCCATGCTTCCAGAAAGCTTTTTAAACTCCCCTACCGTCATGACATCTCCATCATCTAGTCCGTCAAAATCATCTTTCGGTTTGACTGGTGATTGTTGAACTTGATTTAAGGCCAAATGATCCTTTATCATTCGCAACTCATCTTCCATCGTTTGTCGTTTCGCTCGCTCAGATTGCAGTGCAGATAAGGGGACGTTCTGTTCTTGCTGACCGTCTCCGTTGTCTGCTTGCTCTTGTTGAACTTGATTAGAATCATCTGATGGTGGAACGGCGGCTTCCAAATTTTGATCGCCCGAAACGTTAATTTCTTCATTCATATCGCGTGTAGCTCCTTTAACTCGCCCGTTTTGACTCCTGGTGGTTCGTCAGGTTTAATAGTCAATGTCGGCGGCACTTATTTTGTTATATATGCACCTGGTATTGAAGTAGTTTCTACGACTACCTCATCACATGAATCTGCTCCAAATGCTTTTAATGCATCGTAATCAAAAGGTCTCTGTGGCATATTGACATCCCAGTGGATTGTTCCCCTGCTGTTGTCAACTTCGCCAACTATCATCCCAACTTTTGGAAGGGGTTTTTTTGAATACGCTTTAATGTATTTTATCAAGGTGGGTTTCCCATCGACGCAAGTCTTGGATGGTTTTGCAAAGACTACGATCCAATAAGGGTTAGTTCTGCCCTTATTAGCCTCTACGATTGCTCGTATCTCTTTGTTATCATCTTCTATAATCGCGTTGCGGGTTTCTCCAGTCTCCTGACTCATAAATTGTTCTCCTTAAATACTTCCTGGTAATGCCTGAGAAGGGTATCCCTTACTTCCGGCAGAGTATTTTTTTATTTTTCCTACATCATATTGCTCAGAATTTGTACTTATAGACTTAACAGGACTTGCCTGTGTGTTATCTTTAAGCTTCATTCCTTTTGCAGATGAACTATTACTCTTCACCTTGTCCATTTTAAACCTCCGAAGGTTCTTGTTGTTGTTGTTGTTGCATTTGTTGAGCAGCGATTTGCTCGCCTTGTGCTGAAATTGCTACGTCATCTTCTTTCACCTGCTCTTCTTTCATTCGACCCATTTCTTCCATTTGTGAAATAATATTCATGTATTTTGTTAGTCGGTCATCATCCATTGACTGTAATTCTTTCATTGCTCTAGCTTTATCTAACGCTGCGGAAGCTCTTGAATCGATTGCATCTGCTGCTCGAGAATCTTCCAATCCCATGTTGGCAACCGAACGAGTGAATCTTTCTTTAGAACCGGCAATTTTCTCAATTGCAGACGCTTTGTTTAGTTCTAGCTGAGATTCAAGTATTCGTTGCTGAACTTGTTGTTCTTTTTGCTGCTGTTCGGCTTGTTGTTTCTCTGTCTCTTCGATTTGTTTGTTGTACTCTGATTTGCCCTGTAGAGGAGCTGCATTAGCTAACATCTTGCCTGTTACCGGCACTCCTAGCTGTTGTAAGTCCACTAACTGTCTAAAGTAGATCTGACGTTGGCTATCTGTTAGAACACCCTCTTGGACGGTTACATCGTATTTGACAAAATCCTTGTTATAAAACTGCTCTGTTGGCTTTTGATTGATTATTCGTTCAACTTTTTCTGGCTTCCAAGTTTGGATCATCTTGAGAGCTTTTTTAGAAATTAACTTCTGGGCATATCGTAAATTGTCGAAAATATCTTGCAGGTTAACTATTGAGGCGCCCTGTCGTAACATCATCATGATTCCGGACTCTTGAGCATTCTCAGTCATTCCAAACGCAGCGTCATTTACACCAACAATTGTCATTATGTCTTGATCAAATTGCTTTTGAAGTTCGAACATTCCTTGTGGTATTTGTGCTGGTGGAATTTTTTCGATGTCGCCCGGCTGTGCACTCTCTTCTTTCCAGATGACTTTGCCTTGAGACGTTTGAAATAAAGATCTCGGATTTACAACAGAATGTTTTTTAGCCATCCAGCCTGAATTTATGCTAGAATCCAAGATGTCAATCATCTGAGATCTGCGCTTATTAGCCTCTTTTTGTGGATCTAATTGGCAACGAACCAGTGATTGTAGTTTAAGAGCCCAAGAATCTGATTCTGGTTCGAAAATCCCTACTAATGGAACGAACGGGTATTCATTTAAGCCGAACTGGTTACGCTCTGTGCGCATAAGCTGGTCGTTAACTATAATATGGCAGTCGACGTATCTTTTAGGACGCTGTATGACCTTTAACTGGGGGTATTGTTGCACAAAATTCTTTAAGCCTTCGGAGTCACCGTCCCACTCTGTAAACTCTCCGGTCTCTTCATCCACAATAGTTGGAACTTTTTCCCAGCCCTGCTTATAAAATTCATTGTAAGAAACGAAATCTTCGCCATTCGGCTGTCGCTGGTACGGTAGCCATGTAAATTTATCATCACGGGCTAAGCCCTGCTTGGTTAGCTCATCAATGTCTTTTTCTTGTCCCGGTAAAAGAGAGGAGGCTTGCTGTCTAGATAGATATTTTCGCTTGATAATATATCCACAATCTGAAAAATCCAGTTGTGTAAAATATGGGTCAGTTATAAAGCCGGAGTATGGCTCCCGTCCAAATTTTATATCACCGTTTACTGGGTCGTCCCTGTAGTCCATCCATATACTCAATAGATTGAATCCAGTTTTAAGAGCCCCCCCGAAAGCTTCCGAAATAAATTTATATCCGTCGCCCGCATTTAAGGCGAAAAGAAGCAGTTGAGATAATTGATCAGCGCCAAGTTGGTCTGAATTTTCAGTTGGAATTACAACAGAACTCAAACGATGCTTTCTTTGATATCCTGTTAAAAGATTTATGTTTCTGCGAATATAATTGAAAACAAGAGCGTTGCGCCCTTCTTCGAATAGCTTCTGTTTTTCTTGTTCGTTCCATTGATCGCCCAAATAGGCTCGTAAATCAGTATCGGCTAATGGATAAAATGGGTTCCATGCCAAATAGGCATCTTCGTATAGATCATTATACTCTCGTACAATAGAATTATCTGACATTCATTCCTCGCGTGTAGTGACTCTACCCATTGCTGGGGTGGTCCAGAGTCTTCAAATAAGAGGGTCGGAAGTGCTAGCAAAGACAGGGTATCCCCCGACTACTCCCTACAATCTAACCGTTCGGGGTTAGACCGATTCCCTCAGTTTAGCTTTTGTTTTTCTTTACCGGTAACAGGTGTTAGATCGATATCGTATCCGGTTGTATTTTCTATTAGATCTTCAACGGCCTCTTCTGCAAAACAGTCTGGATTGTCTTTTTGCCAACTCATAAAGGTGTTACAACCCGTCAAGGTTAACAGTAAACATGCTAAAAATAGTTTCTTCATTTTTGTCCCCGTTTTATTGTATTATACTACAAATTTCAATTAATTTATATGCGTATTAAAGTGCAAAAAGCATCTCAAAGGCCGTTCTAACCTGCAAGGGAACTACGGCGTTTCCAAGGGCTTTAACTCGGTGTGTCCTATTCGGTAACCTTGTAACCACTCGACCCACATCGGGTTCAACTGCCCACCCGCATGGGTTGCTAATGTAGGGGTATTTCTGTTGTATTCGCTCGGGCTTGCATTGTCCTTCCAGTCTCTCGCTGCTGGAGTTGGGAAGTGTTTTGCAAACGTCACCAATGTCCTCTCCACTTGCTTCTTGCTCTTTGGGTCGTATTGCTTTGCCGGTCCTCTCGCTGAGTCCCAAGCTTGTGGAGTGGGCCAATATTTTACCGCTCGATTCAACGTCATCTGGGTGTGTTTTCCCGTCTTTGGGTTGTATGCCCTCTGATTCGGCTTGCAGCCCTTCATCCAGTCCATTTCCCCCGCTTCCTGGGCGCTTGGCGTAGCCCAATAAGAACCATCTTTCTCTTTTATGCCTCGCTCCCACATCTGCAGCGGATAGATTACACCACCTACAATCATACCCTCTTTCGGCCAATTCTTTACAAACTCGCTCTGCTCCTTTAGTCCTAATGTTTGGGACGTTTTCAAGGAATATGAAGGGAGCTTTCGTTTCATCGATGATTCGTAAAATTTCGAAAAAAAGACCGCTTCGCTCTCCTTCCAAGCCCTTTTGAGCTCCTGCAACCGAGATATCTTGACAGGGAAACCCACCATAGATGATGTCAATTGCTGGTAATTCGTCTGTTGGTAGTGTTCGAATGTCGTCCCAAATTGGTGCACTGGGCAGATTCCCTTCTTGCATTCTTTGCAAGAGGACACTTTGACAATAGGGGTCGATTTCGCAATAAGCGGCGGGGCTAACCCAGTCTTGCAACGCGAGGGTAATCCCTCCAATGCCCGAGAAAAGATCCAAGCCATTCATAAATCTCCTTAATATTTAGTTGATATCCATTACGTTTGAATCACTTAAGATTTCGTGCAAATTATCTAATAAAAGATCGACATTTATTTTGCAATATGGAGCCTCCGCTTCATCTTCCTCTTCGTCCTTTTGATAGACATATCCC